GCGTACGAGCGTGATTCCGGAAAGCTACTTCACCGCAAGTATGAATTTCCCGTGGAGAAAACTTCCGTAGTTAGCGACGAATCGTACGGTGAAACTAACCGTCCGGATCCCACTAGCTTTATCGGAAATATCTACACGAGTGATCATATAGGTCACTATGTCCACAGAACCACTATCGAGACTAGACAGTGGTTTGAGGGTACGTTTACCTTTTACCTTCCTCCGCTTTCAGCGGCGAATGGTGACGGGTATGCTGCTAGAGCCAAAAAGCTCCTTGGCATCAGGTTAACTCCTGACGTACTCTGGGAACTAGCGCCATGGTCCTGGGCCGTCGACTGGTTCAGTAATACTGGGGATATCATCCACAATATTTCTGCATTTATGGCCGACGGCTTGGAAATGCCGTATGGATACATGATGGAAACTAAATCCATCATATCCGAACATCAGCTCTCGGGAGTAGCATTTGTTTGCTACCCCGGACAGCATGTTTTCCGTGAAACTCTCCTCAATGAGGTGAAGACACGGCGTACGGCACATCCCTTTGGCTTTGGTCTATCTGATTCGGATTTAACCCCGCGTCAGATAGCCATCATGGCCGCTCTCGGTTTGTCCGGGAGAGGCTAGCCTTAGGGTATTCCTGCATTAGCTGGAGTACCTGGCTCATCATGAGCCACAACTTAATACCGTTTGCAACAACCGTTGTAAGCGGAAGCACCTTGCTGAACACAACCGTGTTCAGTGCAACCGCAAAGGTTCCTGCTATGGCATATTCCGATCCACAGTCCATGTCCTTTGGTGGCGATCCGGCGATCGATCTCGATCGAACGTCTTTCGGCACCAATTCTGGAGCTTTCACCAATCAAGACGGTGATATCTCCTACAAGCTGTCCATCAGCCACGCTTATGGTAAGCGTATCCGACGGGTAGCTCGTTTGGACATCAACCGGATCATCGACGATCCACTTCTTGCCGGCGTGAGTATCCCGACCTCGATGTCAACTTACATCGTGATCGACGTTCCTCGCAACGGCTTTGATGCTGACTCCGCAGTTGAAAACTGCGGAGGCCTCATCAGTTGGCTCGGCGCTGATTCGGCGGCGAACCTGGCCAAGCTTGCGCGTGGTCAGGTCTGAGATTTAAGGTTTCCCCAAATACTTTGTCTACCTGTTATGGTTAGACTTCGTATTTTCATACGGGGAGCCCCTGAAACTCAGCTGTACTCGGAGTAGCTATGGCAATGGAATCTCTTTCCCCACAATCAGTGAGGTTGAGATGAAAAGCCATATGGTACTTTTGCGTACGTTACTCGCGGAAGCGGGTAACAGGTGTTGCACCAGCACCACTCGTGATTTTAAAACAATCACGAGTCGGGTAGAAGACGAAGGGTTATCGTTTTTGACGATAACTTTACCTGCCTTCGGAAAAGACTTCGAAAGATGTCTAGACCAAGGGCATGTAGCTCCTTCTGACTTTCTTGGTTTCAAGAGGTCAGCGTGTCTCCCGAGATTCCTCTCAGGTTTCACAGAGCTAGTCTTCGACCGTAGTGATGGTCGGTTACTTAACGTCCCTTCCATAGAAGCTATCCACTCTGTGAGGCAGATTGCTAATCTGTTCAGCAAAGTTGAGTTGCCTTGTACTGAGTACAGGGTCGCTCAAGCATTTATGAAATACGTTGAGTGCGAAAACCACGTCAGAGATGTAGATTTACGTCTTTCTGCGCATGATCGCGACAGATTTAGGCGTATGTCCACGCTCGCTTGGTCTAACGTTTTTAACCAAGTAGATCGCGAGATCTATGATGGTAACGTTATCCCCAAGCACGGCCCTGGTGCCACCGCTGACAAGTTGCGTGCAAACGCAAAATATCAGCAAACAAGGTGGCCCCAGCGTCTGGAAGAGCTATTCCCTTCTGGGGATTATCTCTTCCCCTCTTGGTCCCATTTCTTGGAACATCAAGAGGATGTTGACATGGTTGATCCCGGTTCTGAGTTACCCGTTAGGGTAATCACAGTTCCTAAAACACTGAAAACACCGCGAATTATTGCGATTGAACCTACCTGCATGCAATATATGCAGCAGGGGATCTTGCAATTGTTCACGTCCATTATATCACAGGATGACATCTGTGGTAAAATGGTGAACTTTGATGATCAAGTCCCTAACCAGGAACTTGCTCGCAAAGGCTCCCTCACGGGAGCACTTGCTACACTAGATTTAAGTGAAGCAAGTGATCGTGTTTCCAATCAGCTTGTTCAAGACTTGACACATCTTCATCCCTGGTTAAATAGGGCTTTAGATGCGACTCGTTCGAGGCGTGCTGATGTACCTGGTCACGGGGTAATTCCCCTAGCCAAGTACGCGTCTATGGGATCCGCTCTCTGCTTTCCCATTGAGGCAATGACCTTTTTGGTCGTTGTCCTCTTAGGGATTGAAAGAGGGCGTAACCGTCCACTTTCCAGCAAGTCCCTCAAAAGACTTGTTGGCAAGGTGCGCATCTATGGTGACGATATTATCGTCCCCGTAGAGTCGGTGCGTTACGTTGTGGAGGAGCTAGAAACTGTTGGGTTTCTAGTAAACTCGCACAAGTCTTTCTGGTCTGGGAAGTTCAGAGAGTCTTGTGGTAAGGAGTATTACGACGGGCATGACGTAAGTTACGTCAAGCTACGCCGGATGCTCCCTACACATCGTAGGCACGTTCCTGAGATTATCTCGCTTGTTTCCTTCCGTAACCAGCTTTACAAGGCTGGCTGGTGGGACACTTGCAAGTTCCTCGACAATTACATCGAAAGGTTAATTCCTTTCCCTGTAGTTGGCGAGGAGTCTCCTGCGCTAGGCAGACATTCATTTCTGGGTTATGAAACCCAACGTGAGTGTCCCTTTTTGCAGCGGCCCCTTGTCAGGGCGTACCGCATTAAGAGCATAATCCCCAAGAGTAATCT